GTGTCAGTGACTCGCCGTCTTTGCTTTTAAAAACATTTCCACCTTCATTGACTATCATTTTTGAATCTCCTAACACCACGTGCAAATTTTGCTGGATCCTGCGCTCTAATACTGTTGAGTAGCCTACGCTCTAGCTCTGCTGCTTGCTCGGCATCGTAGTTTTCCTTGATATAATTGATCAAGTTTATAGCGCCTGATATCACATGACTAGCACGACTTTCCACAAGATTTTCCCTGTCTTTGACCACAGGCATATGGGCTAATTCATCAAGTATGCTACGTGTTCGCTTCTGCAAGATTTACTCCAATATCATTTATTTATTTGCATCTGCCCAAACAGCATGCAGGCTATACCAATGATATCTGTCACAGTACTCGTCTACCAGGAAAATAATCTTTGCGATGTCCCGTCCTATCTAGATCTGTTGTCATGCAATGTATACCGTTGTCCCAAAAATTATGGTGTCTATTAGAAACTACATGTGGAGTTATTCTGTGTTGTTCTAGTATTTTAAAAATTTTTGCATCTTCTTCAGAACAAAGCAATGTATTTTCGTCAACCATTAATATATTCACACCAATTGTTGTTTCTTCAATGTTACCAGTGCAGAAATCCATATAAGAGTTTACAAAATCTGTGAAATCATCGTTGTACTCTTCTCCAGGAACCCACCATCGACCTGCGTTTTTTTGTTTTAAATGATTATATTCGTACTCTTTATGTTGCACTTGTCTACCTATTGGTACTACTTCCCATCCAGGGAACAACGTAGCAAAATTAATTTTATCTACATAATTGTTATTGCATAATATTAATCCTTCTTTAACAGGACAAAACACCCCATCAAGATGACCATCTGTTTCTACAGCATGACATCGATAGTCAGGAAACTCCTGCTGCATACACTCTAGTAATCTATTTTTGTCTTGTCCAGGCCATGTACCAAAATATAAATCTACTCCTACTTGACAACACATAGCAGAGTCAATGTTCTTGTTTAATAAAATTTCATTTCCGTGTTGAGCCACTAAATCCACTATTGGTTTTAATGCTCCGTAATCAAATGTGTATACATCAAACAACGAATTGGTAAAATGTCTTTCAGAAAGATCTTTTTTTATGTATTTAGGTAAATCCTCAAATTCCTCTTGAGTTTGTGGGGGATCTTTTGGATAAAAAGGACCATGGATGTAGTTCCATTTTCTATTACGTGCAGGCTCCGGTGTATAAAACTTTTCACCTATCATACCAAAATGGTCTCTAGGCGATAATGGTGGTGATAATAGTTTATCACCTATCAAGGCATTGTCCTGAACTTTGGTACGCACAATATCAACATCATGTGATTGTAAAAACGCAATCAAAGCCTGATAATCTTCCTCGGTTTCCATGGAAATTTTTTCCATTACTGATCTGACATTTGTATTTTTTATAAATGAATAGAATTCTGGTGGGTAAGCACTGCCCACTGCACAGACATTTAATTTATCCCAGGTTTGATATACTGAATATGTCATTTTATTCTCCTTCCTTTAATAGATGGCCAATTCCTTTGGGATAATCATCTCCGGGGATTTTGGCCACGTGTAACATCTTAGTTTTAATCAAATTATGCTCTTGGCACAAACTGTCATATTTTGCGCCATACACATCCCATACATAGTCTCTTGGTAAGTTATTCATCATGTATGCACCGCATGATATAATTCCACTGTTGACATCACCGTAATAATGGTTAAACATAGTAATAGAATCCATGGTACGTTGTTTTGACCAACGCAATCCCACTCTGTTCCACTGCATGTTATATTTGCTCATGCTCATTGCCAATGACTTTATGTTAGGATGCCCTACGTCAAAATCAATATCCCTTGCTGTGGTTAACCAAGCAAAGTCAATGTGTATATCAATGTTCTTTTCTTCGCATTCCTTTAACACGTCGTTCCATTCTGGACGAATATCTGCATATTTCCAGTTTGGTAAAGATACTATTAATGGCATGTTTGGAGTAAGTTCGCCTGGATGTGTACCAAATTTTCCCATCATGGCATAATACCCGTAATCTTCAGGCAGAAGCTGAAAATTGTCCCATCCATATTTTAGCACAAACGATTCAATGTAATGAGTATTGCCCATGGTCACGTCAACACACGGAAACTGGTTCCACCCATGAAGATTTACCAGCTTGCTTGATTTAAACCATGTGTTGGCTACGTTACTAAAGGCATCTTTGTCAACTATTTTCTGTGACTGTGCATACCAGTTTTGTTTAAGACTCATCATGTAAGCATCTGCCACAGGAATAAGTCGTTCGTTTAATTCTATACCGTTATATATAATCAATGTAGTCCTCCTCCCATCCATCTCATTATGTAAATATAAAACGGGCTTGTAAAATCCAAGTGCCACGTTCCATTATGACCAAATCTAGTTTCGCCTATTACCTCTTTGTTTAACTGATTGCCTGCTGCAATGTGCATTGATGCCCAAGGTTCAGGATACTCCGGAACGTTAACACTGTAAGTCCAAATAATATTTCTTATATCTACTCCATCTATCTTGATTTTCTCAATGGTTAAGTACTGTTCTGATCGTGTCCCATCAGGCTCAGTACGAATTTCGTCAACGGTCTTGCCTTGTCTGTCCAAAGTTAACCTGTGTGATTTATCAAAGTCACAGGTATGATTAAACTTTACAACTGTTGATCCTGCAGGAACTGGGCCATTAAAATATTCGCAACCATCAAGTGTGATGGTTGCCAACGGCGGCGTATTCCAGAATTCAGACAAAAGGTGTAGCTCAAAATTTATTGTTTCGCTGGTAGGTTGTGTCATTCTGATTTGTTCTTAATTCCAGCAAGCATTTGTTTTAGTTTAGCACTGTCAACGTTGCCTACTATTTTGCTTTCAATATTGAAACCTTCTCGCGGTTTGGCTGCAATCATGGGAGAAACAGTGCTTGTGCCCTTGATTTGATCCATGATGCCTCGACTGGTCTGATGACCAAAGCCACCGTTTTCAGTTTGTGCATCTTCACCGGGGTCGGTGATTCGCAAGCTTTCCATATTAAATTCTAGATCCACTTTGGTTCCAACACCGCTGCTGCTACGTGTCTTCATCAATTGGATCTGGTACCGGCCTCGCTCTTTCATGGCGCGGCTGGTAAAAATACCAAACACATTATCTGCTGTGTTAATTTTACTTATGCCGCCTGAAATATGACTGTGATCAAATTCAATTTCTTCTACTGCACTACGGTTCAATTGACTTGCAGTGATCATCAAGATATTGAATTCTTTGGCCAGGTTACGTAATTCTTCACTTACATACTTGTCCTTGACAAACAAGTCACTGGGGCTAACTTTGGCACTAACCGGCATGACCAAGTCCAAGTAATCAACCATGATAAAATCAGACTTCATTCCAGTTTGTATTTCTAATTCTTTCAGGTATGCACGTATTTGATTCACATTGCTTTGTGCTGGCATGTACTTGATACGCAGTTTGCCCGACTTCTTTCCTGCCATGCGTATCTTCATTTCCAGTGTGTCTAGATCCTTGAATATTTCTTTGGTGCTGCAATTTGCCACCATGGCATCCATACGCATGGCAGTGAGCCCTTCGCTGAGTTCCAATGTTAAAAATACCCCATTAAGTCCGGCCTGCAACCAATTGATAGCGATATTCTGCATGAATAAACTTTTACCAGATCCTGATCCGCCGGCAAAGATGTTTAACTCACCCCTGTTCATTCCGCCAAACAGTCGTGCATCCATTGTGGGCCACCCTGTACTGACCTGCCCGTTGTTGCTCTTGATGGCCAACAGTCTAGCTCTAGGATCAGCAAAATAATCTGTGCCCATGTCTTTGGTTAGACTGATCTGTACTGCATCTTTAATCAGTTTCTCCACAGGATCGTATTCACCTTTTTCCAGCAAGTCTGCGGCTTTTAAAATAGCACGCTCTAATTCATTGCGTCTGCTAAAGCCTTCGAACTCTTCTAAAAACCAGTTGTAGTGTCCTTCAATCATGTCAGGTACCGGACGTAGCTCTACTCCAGTGGTGGCTCGAATCTGATCTCTGGTAGGTAATGTTTTATGATCGTCG